ATCTGCGGGTGGCTCAGTAGGTTTATCTCGTCAGATGGCTAGTGGCGGTTACAAAGCGTTAGGTGGGTCATAATGACCTACCCTAACCCTATTAGTTCACCTTACGTTTTATTCAAAGCTATGAAACAACCTAAGACATTAAAAGAAATCAAACAAGAGCGTAGAGCTATTATTGAGGATCTATGGTTCAGAAATGAAATTTCAGACAGTGAATTAGAAAAAGCCTATATCAGGCTAGGTATTATTAAAAAACCTTAAAATTGCCCTCTCAGAATCGCCTAGAAGGGGCTTAAAAATACTTCTAGGTATATCTATAACCCTTATTTTTATTAATTATTATGGCTACTAGAAAAGCTCAAAAAAAATTTGAAGATGTTACTGTCGAATTAAATTATTCTCAAGCAATCAGAAATCAAATTAGATATAACAGAAATTATGATAATGGATGGGATGAAGAAAGAATTTTTCATGCCGCACAGTTTTGTAAAGTCTTTCATAATAAGACTCTAAATCCTTATGTTGTTAAAAAGTTTTTAGAGCAATTTAAAGAAACAGTTGGATTTGATATTGATTATTAACAAATGTAACAAAGTAGCAGATTAGTATTATTATCTGTTATTATATGTATATCAGGCATTTACGACCATTAGGCTTGTAAAACTAGTTGCAGAAATCGCAGTTAGCCTATCGCATAAGAAAACTTTGATCTCGTTTTCTTGATAGCAGTAAGACGAGGGCAACTGACCTAATTTTGTATCGGTAAGACAATGTAAGTCCTGATCTAACTTTATTTCTATCTTTAAGAGGTTACAAGGAGGTAATTAATGATGTTCTATGAATATAAAATGAGTCACACATTTGTAGGTACATTTAAAGGTGATTACTTTGAACAAAAGGATCAAGCTAGAAAAGATTTTTCTAAGAGATGGCATAACCTTCGTAGTAACACTAGCTTAGACCGTTTCAATAGCCATCAATGGAATAATGCCTTTGACGCTATAAATGATTTGGCTAAAGCTGATCAAGAAGAAGAAAAACAACTAAATCTAATTATTAAGGAGATTGATTAATGACAACTAAAACCGAACAAAAATTTACTTGTAATGTCAATTATCAATTTGACATTAGCTTACAAGATTTAAAAGATTTATTCTGCACTATGGGTCAAGGCTCAAACTATTGGGCTACTGATGTGACTATAGGCAACATAGAAGTAGAAGAAGATGAAGAGGGTGTTACATACATTAAGTCAGGTCAAGACTACGAGCATCAAGGTTGTTGTATATGGCTTAAAGAATTGACTCTTGATAGTCCTATCACTGTAGAAGATATAGAAGATGATAAACACCAATTTAAAGTTAAAGATGTTATTACAACTATTGAAAAAATAGTCTCAGG